TTTTTTTTTTTTTTTTTTTTTTTTTTTTTTTTTTTTTTTTTTTTTTTTAAAAGGGGCTCCGAAGAGCCCCTTTATTGTGCCACCGATTAGGCGCTGAGAACAGCGCCCCAGTTTTCACTGCCCAAGCTGATGTAAGCACCAGACATGTTAGCAGCCAAAGCTTTAGCAGCATTAGCAGAACCGCCGTTGATTGCGCCACCAGTGGAAGCGTACACATTCAAAGCAGCGTTAGAAATGTTCACAATATGAACGATGTCACCAACTGGACGCTCAGCAGGCAACTTAACACCATCGCTAGCGGTACCTGTAGTCACGACGTTAATAGCACCAGTCAGTGCGGTAGCACCGGCCTGAGTCTGCGTTGTACCAGCAGTGGCTGTTTGATAGCCACCGATACTGCGGGAAAATTGAGTAGACATAAGAATCTCCAAAGAATAAGAATAAAGAAAGGGCCCCCGTAGGGGCCCAGTTTATTAGCTGGCAGAGCCGACTTGAGCAACAACCAAAGCCTCAGGCTTAACAGTCTTGCGACCGTACACAGCCAAACCGCGGACGATATCGCCGAAGTCTGTTTGGTTACGCAAAGGTTCTGTCTTGTTCACAGTCATGGCGAAAGACATTGCTGCCTTGGTACCAGCGACCATAGTACGACGAGCCTTGGCGCTAGCTACAGCACCGCCAGTGGCGGGATCAGTCAAACCAGCCACCAAAGCCTTACCTGCTGCGCCGCGTGGGAGCAAGTTAGACACGTAGACTGTGAAACGATCCAACATACCGATCTTGCCGCTACGGATGGTCGACTGAGCGTCGCCAGTGAAGTAGGCTTGAGCGATGTTAGATTGCATCAACAGGTGACGGTCGAAGGGGCTGATAATCAACCAACGGCCATCTTCAGGAACGTTCTGCTCGTCCAACACTGTGGACATACGCAGAATACCCTTGAGCACGTTCTCAGGAGTGGCTTGGTCGATAGGAGCTGTGTCTGTACCCAAGTTGTAGGCAGCAGAGATAACACCAGCACCAGAGCCTTCGTTAGCAGCAGCAGGGCCTTCAGTGACCATGTTGTTGAAGAAAACTTCGTTTTCAATAGAAATTTTCAACTGCTTGGCAGCGTCTTCTGTGAACATGTTCATCAAGTTCATGTCAGACTGGTATGACAAAACGTCGTTCACTTGAACGCCGAAGTACTTACCCTTGTTCACTTGCATATCTTGGAAGATAGGAGTGGGGACTTCGTAAGACAAGTTCTGGCCGACAGTGTAGTCAGAGATGCTGATTGAAGGAGCCAAACGGATACGGATGGTATCGCCTTGGTTCTTCAACTCGCCTTCGTAATCGGTGTTAGCGATTTCAGACAACATTGTGTTTTGGTAAAACTTGGCCAGCAATTTGCCAGACCACAGGGTGGGGATAAACGCACCAGAGTACGATGTGCTCGTATTAAACGGAGCTTGGACGGGATATACAGCAGCCATTTTGGCCTCCTAAAAAATAACAGGTTGGGTTTCAACGCTGTAACACGGATCACGCAACTACGCGACCTTCCATGTATGCAGCATCAATTTCAGCTTCAAGTTTCTTTGCCGCGTCGATTTGCCCTTTAGTCCCCAAGTCTGTTGCTCTACGAAACATCTTTTCAATGTCCGCGTTGCTGTAGACCTTGCCTTTTGGAGAGGCACTGGGGGCGCTTGAGGCACCACGATTCGGCTGAATTTGACGTTCAAGTTCGTCAGTTTTATCTGGTTTGCTCTCTACGGGGGCAATGCTCTGTTGGAACATTGTTACGTAGTGTGCAACTCCTTCGGCGTCGCCTCGGTTAAACGCTTGCTGCGCAACAGTAGATCGTGGCGCTCTGAGCAACGGGTCAACTTCGTTTAGCCACGCGATCCACTTGGGATCGGCGTTAATTGCTTCAAAGTTTGGCACCATACGGTACAGACGTTGCTCAAAACTTGCTTCAGATACCTGAGTACCGGTCGTGTTCAACTGCTCGCGCAGCTGTTCATTCTCGACTCTCATGGCGTCTAATTCGCTACGAAACTCTGCTGCCACTTCGCGGGCAACCTTGCGTTGGACTTCAATTAAGTCCTCGCCAAATGCTTGAACATCAGCATCCGTAACCAACTTCTCAGCAACTGCAGGCTTCTTCGTCTCGACTGGCTTGGTTTCTACGGCTTTCTGGAGTTTTTCCAATTGGGCCTTAAATTCCCGCACGTCGGCGTGTAAGCGTGGCACTTCGGCGTCATATTTGCCTTTTAGGGCGATATAGCGACTCTGCCATGTTTCTTCAGCGATAGCTGGTTCTGTCGGTTCTGGCTTTGATTCAACAGGTACTTGCTGTTGCGCGGGAGGCTCAGGTGTCGAAGGTTCAGCTGGAGGATTGTCCTTAGATTGCGGCTCCGGGTCAGCGGGCGCTGGATTTTGACTCTCAGCTATTTGTTTTTCGATCTGTTCCAATTCACGTAATTGAGCTTCTACTTGCTTAGGCAATGCCATTTTAAATTTCCTTTAAAGCGCCAACTCTGCATTTCGGGCGTCGGGGTTACCGGTGTGCCGTCCAACATAATGGTTTGCTAGGACTACAAAATCGGGTTATTTAACCCGGTCGAAAATCTCGTGCGATTTTTCAACCGCCTCGAGAAAATCTGCTAAGACCTCAGCGCGACCTTGAAGTCGGTGTATTCGTACTGAATCTTCTGCAAGAATCAAGGAGTCTTTTGTCTCCTCAAGTTTCTTACGAAACAAATCCAATAGAGCACCGTGTTCTTCTAGCTTGCAACGATATAACGCTTGCACATGCTGTCGAT